TTTTTTTATCTCCAACATCTTTTTTATTATCTTTCATAATTACTTCTAATAAACCTTTTATTTGTTGTTTTTGAGTTTCTGTAGGTGGGGTGTAGTCTTTCATATTAAATCCTATTTTAGCAAGTCCAAACGGGTCTTCTTGTTTTGGGTTTCGTATATCGGATTTGCCTAATAGATAATCTGTTGAAACATTAAAAAGATTAGCAAAGTCTTTGACTAAATCTAATGATTTAGGCTCGTACATACTAGTTTCATATCTTGATAGTGCACCAGAAGAAATGTTGAGTTTTTCACAAACATATTCTTGAGTCCACTTATTTTCAACTCTTAATTGCTTTATTCTTTCTCCAAATATCATATAAATACCAACCTTTCTTACAATATTATACTTTCATTTTATGAAAAAAGCAAATTGATTTCAGTAAATGAAAAAAAGTTTAAAAATTTTTAAAAAAAGTATTGACAAATTTCAGATAATGAAATAATATATGTTCAGAAACTGAAAGGAGGCAGAAAAATGTATGAAAAGTTAAAGGAAATCAGAGAAAAAAAAGGATATACAATTGAAGACATGGCACAAATAATTGACAAATCTCCTTGTAATTATTTTAAAAAAGAAAACGGAGATGTTAAATTTTCAGTAAATGAAGCATTGAAAATATCTAAGTTTTTGAAATGCAAAGTTGAGAATATTTTTTTTAAAGAAGAACTTTCAGAAAGTGAAATAAAATAAAAATAGAAACATCTATGGACGAGATTAGAAAGGAGATGAGAATATGCAAGAGAAAAAATCAATAAAAACATTTAATGAATTACCAGAAACAATAACACCATTAGATTATGCAGACTGGAGAGGTATAGGAGAAAGTAAAGCAAGAGAAATATTTAACAGAAAAGATTTTCCAAGAATAAAAGGAACAGGAGTAAAACAATTAGCAGATAAGAGAGCAGTATTTCTATATGATTTAGGACTTAAAGAAGAAGAAAAGCAAAATACACTTAAAGAAATAGCAAAATTAATATTAACTTAAGAAAGAAGGTGTAACAAATGATAAGTTATTTAATAGACGTATTTTTATGCAGTATGGTAGTAGTAGCAGAGCTAGTAGGAACAATTATATTAGCAATAGCAACAGAAGTGATGGTTTATAAAGTTTTCAAGATCAATCTATATCAAGAAATCTGGAAAGGCTTAAATGGATTAGACAGAAAACTGAATAAAATATTGGGATAGAAAGGAGGGAAAAAAGTGGAAGAAATTCAAAAAAATAGTGGCAATGTAAAAGTATACATTAACCACAAATATTGTTTAATAACCAGTAAAAGTATGATTATTAAATCTCAAACTGATAAGAACCGTCAGGCATTTGTTTTAATTTCTTAGAGGTAATTATATAAAAAACAAATTTAAAAGTAAAGGAGGGAAGAGAGATGCAAGTATTTATAGGCATAATTTTAGGGTTTGTTGTGGCAATTATTGTGATGATAGTTACAGGATTTGGACAAGATCCATATTTAATTAGGGAAATAGATGAACAAACTGATGTTGTTAAGAAGATTAGTAAATTTGCTAATTGTTTGATTGATACTGAAATTTCTGGACTAAACGATATAAAAGAAATATTAGATATAACAACACTAAGTGAAGAGGAGAAGAGTCAACATATACAGATAATAACAGATGTACACATAAAACATTTATTAACATATTCAGAAAAAATAAAAGTACTATCTGACAGAAGAAAAGATAATTCCAGATAGTACGAAACTCATTAATTAAACATGACTATATTAATAGTAGCACAGAAAATAAAAAAATGCAAGGGGAGTTTTTCCAAATGCAAACTACACGGAACAATTAATGATATAAGCATAGATTTTAATACGCGAAAACCTAAAATAAGCCTTTTATTAGATACAAATGAGTTAAGTATAGTAGAAGAACTAAAAAACGAAAATAAGCTAAATATTGAGCTAAAAAAATATCGTAAACCTCGTAGCCTCGACGCAAATAAATACTTTTGGAAATTGCTTCAAGAGGTTTGCGATTATAAAGACATAGACACAATAGCAGATTACAAACGCAGAGTAAAAGAATTAGGAATATTTAAGCAATTTAAGATAATGACACAAGATGTAAAGACCTTTGAAAAAATATGGACTGATAGAGGAATAGCTTGGTTTTGTGAAATAGTAGATACAACATACATAGGAGATACAGAATTTAAAATTATAAATGCATATTATGGCTCGAGTTCGTACAATAGCAAGCAGATGAGTAGATTAATAGATAATCTAGTTCAAGATTGCAAAGCTGTAGGAATAGAGACGAAGCCACAAGCAGAAATAGATAGTTTATTAAAACAGTGGGATTGTGGCACTAGATAGCAACGGCTATAAATTAAGCTAGTGCCACAAAAGGCCCCATAAAGAGGTAAAAAAATGATAGTAACAGATTTATCAAACAGTTTTAATCCAGTACCTAAAAAAAAGACAGAAAAGAAAAAAGAAGTTACAACAATTAAAAAGAAAAGCAAGAAGTTAGCAAAGCTAGAGAAAAACAGATTTAGCATAATAACAAAAGACTTAGAACATTGTTATTTATGTGGAAGTAAGAAACAAGACTTTCACGAACTAATAGAAGGTAAAAATAGACAAGTTAGTATGAAGTATGGATTAGTAATACCAATTTGCCGAAAATGTCACGAAATAGTGACAAATGATAAAACTTTACAGGATAAATTGCATAAAGTCGCACAAAAAGAGTTCAAAAAGCATTACAAGTCAGAAAACTTTATACAAGTATTTGATAAAAATTATTTATAAAAATTAGGAGGAATGAAAATGGAATTTAGAGTTGGAGATAAAGTAAAAATAATAAGTAAAAAAAATGGTGATCAATATATCACTTATGGAGTAGAAAAAACATTCACAAAATCAGATTTAAAAGACGGAGATAAATGCACATTAAAGAATGGACAAGTTATATTTGTTGATAAGACTTCAAATTATGGTTTTAACAGCATTGATGCACAATTAAAATACTTTAATGATGACGTAAGTATTGTAAAAGTAGAAAGACCAGTAAAATATGAGACACTATTTGAAAGAGAAGAAGAAATACTAGACGAGACAGAAAAGAGATATTTATCAAACGTAATTAAACCTTTTAGAGACAAGGTAAAAGCTATAGAAAAAGTTTCATACTCTAGAGAGTTCATAAAAATATATATAAAAGAAGATGAACTTACCATATTACCATATTTTGAAAAAGGTACAATGTACAAAGGAATGAAAGAAAATAAAGAATACACATTAAAAGAATTAGGATTATAACAACAAGGGCTAGACATAAGTTTTAGCCCTTGTTTTTACGAAAGGAGAAATACATGTACAGTGTTTTTATTATAAATTCAGATAATGTATGTGATTATATATATAATTCAGCAGATGGAATTAGATACAACGATGTAAGCCAAGAGGAATTAGATTTTTTATTAAAAATATCGTTAAAACTTAATTATTCAGTAGTAGTACAAAAAAACGATGAAGAGGTCAGATAGTATGGAAGGTTGGATAAAAGTACATAGAAAATTAGTTGATTGGGAATGGTACAACGACATAAATGTAAAAGTAGTATTTCTTCATCTCTTACTAACTGCTAACCACAAAGAAAAACAATGGAAAGGACAAACTATTTTAAGAGGACAAAAGCTAACATCAATAGAACATCTTGCAGATGATGTAGGTCTAACAATTCAACAGACGAGAACAGCATTAAAAAAGCTAAAATCAACACACGAGATAACAATAAAAACAACAAACAAAAACACTTTGATAACTATTGAAAAATTCAATAATTATCAATTTGAAATAGATGAAGATAACAAGCAAAATAACAAACAATTTAACAATTTAATAACAAACAATCAACAAACAAATAACAAACAAATAACAACAAACAAGAATGAAAAGAATGATAATAATGATAATATAAAAAAAGAAAAAAATAAAAAAAGAAAAACCTTTGAAGAAGTTCTTGCCGAAAATAATTGTTCAGAAGAGCTAGAAATTACTGTTAGAGATTTTATAGATATGCGAAAAACAATAAAAAAACCAATGACTTCAAAAGCCTTAGAGTTGTTGTTTAGAAACTTGGAAAAGTTGACGAACTTAGAGGAAGAAAAGATTGCAATATTGAATCAATCTATTGAACATGGTTGGCAAACAGTGTATCCACTAAAAACAAATAATATGCGAAATAGCTCAAAAGGTGAGATTAAGGAAGAGGAAAAACAAGAAGAACTCAAAGAGATAGACATATCGGGGTTAACACCAGAAGAATATGATTTGCTTGTAAAGAAAAAGATAACAATACAAGATTTAATCAAGAAAGGAAGAATAAATGTATGACGAAGAACTTGAAAGAGCAATGCTATATTATGTGATTTTTGAACAAGAACAATATGCATTAGATGAAACAGATTTTATTAACGAACGAAACAAAAAAATCATAAAGGCAATTAATGAATTAAGGGCAGAAAAGAAAGAAATTTCAATGCTTTCAATTAAGTCAAAAATTAAAGCAAATGGTAGTCAAGTTTTAGAATACATAAGTTCGTTAGGAGATTTTGTAAGAACATCGAGTGCAGAGAATGTATATAACGAATTAATAAGTTTATCAAAGAAACGTAAAATTTTTGATTTGTTGCAAAGTAAAGTGAGTGAAATAGCAGATGCGGAAAATATAGATGTACTAGCAGAGAACATAATAAAACAGATTAATAGTATAGAACGACTAAACGAAAAAGAACAGACTTTTAGCGAACAAGTATTGAATACAGTAAGTGCGCTAGAAGAGAACTACAACAATAAAAATGATTACTCGCTGTACACAGGTTTAATGGATCTAGACAATAAAATTTGTGGATTACACAATCAAGAATTAACCATTATTGGAGCAAGACCAGGAGTAGGAAAAACAACATTTGCACTTCAAATAGCGACAAAAATAGCAGAGAAAGGCAAAAACGTAACAATAATAAGTTTAGAGATGTCGGATATCCAGATAATCCAGAAAATATTGGCAACCAAAACTAAAGTTAATAGCTATAAGATGAGAATGGGTACAATAGAAGATGATGACTGGGAAAAGATAGCAAAGGCTAGCACGGAAATATCTAAACTACCGATTAATCTAATAACTAAGGCAACAACAATTCAAGCAATAGAGACAATTGCAAGAAAATTGAAAAATCGAAATAAGCTTGATTTATTGATAATAGACTACATACAACTAATCAAAAATAAGGGCAAATTCAATAATAGAGAGCAAGAGGTTGCAGATATAACAAGAACATTAAAATTACTTAGTCTAGATTTAAAAATTCCGATAATTGGTATATGTCAATTAAACAGAAATGCAACAAGGCAAGAGCCTAGCCTAGCAGATCTAAGAGAAAGTGGAGCCATAGAGCAAGATGCAGACAATGTAATATTTTTATACCAAGAAAAAGAACAGGAAGATAGCATTGTCGATATAACGGTTAAAATTGCAAAGCAAAGAGCAGGAGAAGTTGGAAAAGTATATATGAAATTCAATAAACCAAATAGTGAATTTAAGGGAGTAATGAGATGTTAGAAATAAATAAGAAACAGTTACTTGGTTTTGACAATGTGAACAGAGCGAGGATACTTAAATATATAGCATTAAGGTTAATTAAATATATAGGAGATGATACAAATGAAAACAACGCAAAAGGATAGAATAATAAATTATATACGAGAGTTTGGCTCAATATCTAGCTGGGAAGCATACGCAGACTTAGGGATAACACAGTTAGGAGCAAGAATAGACCAACTTAAAAAAGAAGGATACGAATTTAAAACAGAATGGGAAAGCAACACTAATAGATATGGCGAGAGAACAGATTACAAGAGATATTATTTAGCAGATATGGTTTCAGAGAATATGGAACATATAACACAGTATTAAGGAGGGAAAAATGCTAAGGGAAACAACTATAACAGAGATAATAAAGAATATTGTAGAAGGCAATGTAAAAATAACAGATAATTCAATTTGTGGGAATTGTAGTAAATGTGGAGAATGTTGTACTAACTTTCTGCCAGTAACACAAAAAGAAATTAATGAAATACAAAAATACGTAATTGAGAACAAAATAAGACCACAAACACAAATATTAGTAATGCAAAATAGACTAAGTTGTCCATATTATAATGGGAAAAAGTGCTTGATATATGAAGTAAGACCATTGATTTGCAGAGAATTTTATTGCTATAAAAAAGTAAATACGGAAAGTGCCAGAAAGCTAATGGCAGAAAAAAGAATAACAGTAAATATGTGGGCAATAGCAAAAGAAATTGATAAATATTTTAAGAGGACTAGCCTATGAAACAATTAAAAGATATGAAAGGTATATGTAAGTACTGTACAGGTTGTTTAAGATTGGAAGATGAAAATTTCCAAAGTAGATACAGATGCAAGGACTTTGAGGCTAATCAAATGAACTGGAAGGATCTCATAGAAAAGGAGTTATTAAATGAACAAGTACAGAAACAGAAAAATAGTAGTAGATAACATAAGGTTTGAGAGTAATTTGGAAGCAACAAGATATAGACAATTAAAGTTGTTGCAGAGAGCAAAACAGATAAGTAACTTGAGACTGCAAGTACCATTTCTATTACAAGAAGGATTCAAGAAAAATGGCAAGACACATAGAAAAATAGAATACATAGCAGATTTTGTTTACGAGGAAAATGGACAAACAGTCGTAGAGGATACAAAGGGAATGAAAACAGAGACATTTAAAATTAAGCAGAAATTATTTGAATACAAATATCCAGAATTAAATTTAAAAATTATTACAAGGGAGGAAATATAATGAGTCATTTTACAGTAGCAGTTATAACTGCAAAAAAAGAAAAATTAGAGGAAATGTTAGCGTCTTATGATGAGAATTTAGAAGTAGAACCTTATATAGAGAAAACAAAAAAAGAAATAATTAAAGAAGCGAAAAAGCGAAAAGAAGATTATTCTAAAGAACAAAAAGAAGGGAAAAAAATAAGTGATTGGCAATTAAAATATTTAAATGCTGAAACTGATGAAGATTTATATAAAGCTGAAATAGATGAAGATGAACAATATGATGAAGAACGGAAATGAATTAAGTACATATAATCCAAATTCAAAGTGGGATTGGTATTCAGTAGGTGGAAGATGGAGAAATTCATTGTTAACTAAAGAAGATAATGAAGATGTAATATCAGAAACTAGCTTAGAAGATTTAATAAACCAAGGAAGCAATTTAAGAAAAGAAGCTCCAATAGGATATAAATGGGTAGATGGTGCAAGAATAAAAGACATAGACTTTAAAAAAGCTATTGAATTTAAAAATACATATAACAAAGCAATTAGATTTTGGGAAACTTATGTAGAAGGACAAGAGCCAATAACTGAAGAAGAAAAAGAAGATATTAAATGGGAAGTTTATAAAAAAGAGTATTATATAGAAAGATATGGAACAAAAGAAAATTATGCAAAAATGCAAAGTACATTTTCTTGTTGGGCATTATTAGATGAAACAGGTTGGCATGAAAAAGGAAAAATGGGCTGGTGGGCCATGAATGATAGTACAAAAGATAGTGAACAACTATTCTTAGAAAAATTTACAGAAACAATTAATAAACCAGAAAATCAAAATAAATACTTAATTATAGTAGATTGCCATATATAAAGTAGGAGGAGAAGATGAATTTTGAAGATATAAAGAACATGAACAAAAAAGAATTTGAGCAATTTATGTTTAATATACAAAGCAACAATAAAAAATTTTGTGTAAGATGTGGAAATTTTACATTAGACAGAATAACTGTTTCGGTCGCAAAAAATGGAAACTCCCCACGAAAATTATGTAATATGTGCAAAGAATGTTATACAGATATGTTAGATTATTTAGGAATAAGTGATATTGAGGAGTAGGAGGAGAAGATGAATAGAGAGATAAAGTTTAGAGCATGGGATAAAGAAAATAAAAAAATGAAATATAACATAACAGGGATAGAATTAATGCAATACACAGGACTCCGCGATAAAAACGGAAAAGAAATATACGAGGGAGATATAGTAAAAATAACAGGAAGCAAAGAAATAGATATTGGAAAAGTTATTTATGAATACAATGGATTTATTGTTGATGTTATGAATATGGATAGATTTTATGGAAGAGTTCATCTTTTAGAAAAATTTACAGAAGTAATCGGAAACATCTACGAAGATAGCGAATTATTAGGAGGAGAATAGATATGTATAAATTAAAAGAAGGTATAAGATTAAGACAATTACAAGATTTTGGTTATAAATATGTAGGTAATTACAATAGAGGCGACCAATGGTTAAAAGAAATAGATATAATTGTAGATGGTAAAAACTTAGGTGGAATCTTGATACAAGAATGGGGAGAAATAAGCTTTAGATTTCCATTTATTAAAAATATAAAATATCCTGATATAGAACCTTATATACAAGATTTAATCAAAGCAGGATTAGTAGTAAAGGAGTGAATAAGATATGAAATATAAGTACTTTTTATTAGCTTTACAATGCAATAGATTATATAGTAATTTTATGAGAAGTTGCGGTTTACGGAATAAGTGATGTTGGAGTAAATGTAGAAATATCATTTATTACAGATAAAGAGCCAACAAAAGAGAATATAGAAAAAATTGAAAAACTATTAGAAAGTTCTAAAGAAGAGATAAGCTTATCAAGTTATTATGCAACTGTGAAATTCATTAGAGCAGAAGTGGTTTTAGGAGAGGAGTAAATAAGATATGAAAGTTAAAGAGTTAATAGAAAAATTGAAATTAGAAGATGAAAATGCAGAAGTTATACTAAGTGCTGATGAGGAAGGGAACTATTATAGTCCACTTGAAGGAACATTAGGTTTTGGAAATGGATATTACATTCCAAACAATACTTGGAGCGGACAATTTTTAAATCAAGAATATATAGATGATGAAAATGAACTTGAGGGAGAAATATATGAAGCTAATAAAGATATAGCACAAAAATGTATAGTTTTATTTCCTATAAATTAGAGAGGAGTGATAAAAATGAAAACAGTAGATGAAGTTATATTAACACCGATGTATAAAGGCGAAGTATATAAATATCATGAATGCTCAAATTGTAAAAAAGAAATATACCTTGAAGAAGATATATTTCAACCATTTCATTTTGAAGGAAATATAAAATATTGCCCATTTTGTGGAAAAGAAGTAATAAGATATGCAAAACCAAAATTTATAGAAGAAATAAATTGGAATTGGTTAGATGAATACGAATCTGTTGTAGAAAAAATGTATAGAGAATTAGAATATATAATTTATTGTAAGCTAGATAAAGAACAAATAGACAAATTAGAAGAAAAGTCTGCAAGAGGAATGGAATACTTTGGACAGGATAGATGGTCCTTTCCATATAGCAAAGGAACTATATGCGACATAATTCATCGAATAACAAGAACTAAAGTACATTATACGGAAAAACGAAAACTTGAAAAAGAGTTTGGAGGTGTTTTAAGTGAAAGAAAATAGTGATGGTAACGACACAAATGTCGGTAGCATAGGAAATAGTATAGAAGAAGATATCAAAATATTAGAAGAATTTAAAACAAATGGGTATAGTATATTACTAATGAAATATGGAGATAGGATTAAAACAAATTTTAAATTAGCAAAAGCATTAGAACATATTTTATCAAATTATAAAAGAGTATTAAAAGAGAATGAAATATTAAAGGAAGAAAAAGAACAAGCTTGGGAAGAATGGAATAATTTAGAACAAGGAAGTTATGGAACAGAACAAAAATTAAAACAACAAATTAAAGAATTAAGAAAAGAGAATGAAGAATTAAAATTTGAAGAGAGAAGGAGAATAATTGGAAAATATGGAGATGCTGAAATTCACGATGTGATAAATAAAATCTTATCAAATGATTATATTCCAGTTCAAAAAGTAAAAGATAACATTAAAAAATTAGAGATAAAAAAAGAGAAAGCCAGAGGGGAAAGAAATATTTTGGAACGTTTTGCAATTGAAAAATCAATTAATAGTTTACAAGAACTATTAGAAAGTGAGGAATAAATGATAATAGAAACATCTCTAAATTTAAAAAATAAAAACAAGGAAGAGTTAATGCTGTTATTAAATGAAAGCTTAGGTGTTATAGAAAAACTACAGAAAGAGAATGAAGAATTAAGAGCAAAATGGGATAAAGATACACATATATTACAAAATAAATTAGATTATGCAAATGCAGATAGAATTGACTTAGCACAGCAGAATAAAGAATCAAGAAAAGAAAATGAAAAATTAAATAACAGATGTAGAAACTTGGATAAGGAAGCACAAGCATATCTTGAAGAATTAGCAGGAGATAATACATTAACTAGAAGAACCATAAAACAATTACAAGAAGAGAATGAAGAATTAAAATACAAAATAAAAGGACAAGAATGTGTAATAGAGACACAAGTACATAATGAAGAAGTTTACGAAAGTATATTTGAGAAATTAGAGAAAGAAAATAAAGAACTAAAAAAACAAGTTAAATCTGATGTAAATACTATATTTTGAAAATAGAGCAAAAGAAATCAAATAAATGGAGGTTAATCTATGGGAACAGAAGATACAATAGAAATGGTAATAATTAAGAACGATACCATAATAAAGAAGAAATTCAGTGTTATAGACGAAGACGAGGTAATAAGTTTTAATTTAGGGAATTTCTTTATAGCACTACGAAAAGAAGATCTTAGAAAATTAATATGAGGAGGTACAAATGAAATTAAGTAAAGAAGATTACAGAGAAGCAAAGAGTTGTTTAAAAAGATACAATTACAATTGCATAACAATAATGAATATTAAATTGGATATAATGGGACTAAATTCATCAGTACTCGATGGCATGCCAAAAGCACCATATAAAGTAACAGACAAGGTATTAAACAGTGTGATACTTTTACAAGAAGATAAAAAATTACAGAAATGCACAAAAGAATATAAAGCAGTGGTACAATCATTACAACTTGTTGATAATTTAGCAAATAAGATTTTTGAGGAAGAGTTTGTGAAGCGGAAATGATAATAAATGGAATGTTATAGATAAGTTACACATAAGCTTAGAGACATATAAGAGAAGAAAGAGAAAACTAATTTATACGGTACACGAAGAATTAAAAAAGTAACACCAAACTTACAGCCATAATGGTTGTAAGTTTTTAAAAAAAATTTTAATAAAACTATTGACATACGTAATAATACGTAGTATAATTATATACAGAAGGGAGGAAAATAGATGCGTGCAAGAGAACTGATAAGATTGTTAGAAGACAACGGTTGGTATAAAGTTTCTCAAAATCGGTTCTCACTTAAAAATGAAAAAACGGACAACAAGTTGAAATAATACCAGTACATAGAAAAGATATACCAATCGGAACAGTAAATACAATCTTGAAAAGGACAGGGCTGAAATAAGCCCTTCCATATACATAGTATTTTATTTTTGGGCATGCACTCCTTTCTAAAATGAAGAAGGTGGTTGAGAATGAAAAAGAAAGTTTATCCTGCTATTTTTAAATTTGATAAGACTGAAAATTGTTATTTAATTGATTTTATTGATTTGAAGGGTTGTAGTACTTTTGGGAAAAGTATAGAAGAAGCGTTTAGTATGGCTCAAGAAGCAATGGGATTATATCTGGAAGACTGTAAAGATTATCCTATAGCTACACAAGAATTAAACAATATAAGATTAAATGAAGATGAATTTATAGCATTAATAGATATAGATATGGAAGAATATTATAAAAAACATAGCAATAAAGCAGTAAAAAAGACATTAAGTATTCCAGAGTGGCTAAACGTTGAAGCGGAAAAGAAAAATATAAACTTTTCACAAGTGTTACAAGAAGCTTTGAAAATAAAGATAGAAGAACTTGATTAATATAAAAATATTTGTTATAATATAAATAGCACGTATCTATTATTTCTATAATAGAGACTGAGAGTGGGAAAAATAAAGAAACCTACTCTCTTTTTTTTTATTATAAAAAAATGACCCTTTTTTGACCTTTTTTGTTAAAAAAACGTGTTATAATATTAATATCAAGAAAAATAAATATAAACTTTTGCAAGAGTTTTGCGGCGAACGCAAGGCTCTTTTTTAGTGGAGAAGTAATGAATTTGGAAAGGTGTATAAGAACACAATGCAAGATGTGCAGATTTTACAATAAGTGTTTTAAGAAGAAAAATGAAAAAAAGAAGAAAAAAAAGGAAATCTTATAATTGGGAATTTGAAATAGCAAGAGGAAATACAGATAAGTTTTATAATTCTACAGACTTTGATATAGCGAGAGAAAAAGTTCTAGCAAGAGATAAAGGGAAATGTCAATTTTTTTTAGGTAAATGGAATGATGGTAAACATTTCCCAAATAAAATAAAAATAATAGATGCTGAAATAGTTCATCACATTATACCAATAAAACAAAGACCTGATTTAGCATTAGATATTAATAATATGGTAAGTTTAAGTTTTGAAGCACATGAGATTATAGAAGATAGAAATAGATTTAAATATAGAAAAAGAAAAAGAATTACGCAAGAAAGGTGGTAACTATGAAGCTAGAACATTTAATGCAGACATATAAGATTAATGAAATAGAAGCGGAACTAAAAGAAGAAACCGAAGCAACAGACATAAATGGCAATAAAGAAAGAGCTGGAGTAATTAGCTTTGGCAACGGAATATCTGCAAGTTATTTGTTAGATGATGAAGAAATAGTAGTAGCAATGAAAATATTCTTTAATTGCTTGGCAAGAAATAGTTTTAAAGTTGATGCACAAATAAGTCATGTAATTAAAGTTATAACAATTATGCAAAATACAATAATGTTATTATCTAATATACCTCAAAAAGAATGTAATATGATATTACAAAGTTTAGGATTATTTGACAATACATTTACACAAGGAAAACAAATACAACACTTAGACCATACTTACAAGATAGAAATAATAGATGGATTATTATGTTTAAGTATAAATGAAAAAGAGGAGGAAAGATAGTGAAGAAGTAACATTAGATACAATAGAAGATGAAGTGATGGATATAAATATAATAGAAATCATATCAACAAACCAATATGCAGATGGGAAACCAATACAATCAAAAATAGAATATAAATATAAAGAAATTTAGAAGCGGAACACCCCCGTCAAAATCTCGGACTAAAACGAGCTTAAGGAGAGCGGGTGTGTGGCAACAACTAAACAAAAATAATCAATTATCACGTGAAAAGGGGGTATATAGCATGCTAACCAAAGCAAATAATAGCAAAACCAAGAAAAAACAAGAAAAAGATCTTGAAAATCAAGTAAAAACTTTAGAGATAAAAACAGAAACAATGAAAAAGATGGAAAAAGAAAAAAAAGAAAGAGAAAAAATAGTAAAAGAAAAAGTAGATATAATAAGAGAAGATTTAAAAAATCAGTTACTTGCTCAAAATAAGTTTGGGAAACAATTTGACGATATGGTAGAGGATTACATTTTTCTTGTCAAATTAAAAGAAGAATTACAGTACGATATAAAAAGTAATGGAATCAGGTATTTTACAACGACAGGAAATGGCTTCACGTCATCTAAGCCAAACGAAAGCGTACCGAACTTATTAAAAGTAAACGGCCAGATGCTTAAAATTTTACAAGATTTAGAATTAAAAGCACCAGAGGAAAATTCAGGTGGTGAGGGAGATGATTTGTTGTAATGAAATAGATGAATACATTAAATTCGTTGAAGATAACCCAAACGAAACAGATGATGAAATAAAATTATTAATTAAAAATATAGTAAAACCGACATTATCGAGAGATGATGTCTTTTTTGATGAAGAAACTTTTCATAAGGCCATCAGGTATTGCGAAAAATGGTATTACAAATTATTTCCATACCAAAAATTTGCGTACGCATTATTTTTTATGTATGACAAAAATAATCCAGATATAGTAATCTTTCCAGACATTCTAATTGTAATGGCAAGAGGAAATGGAAAAGATGGAATGATAATGCCATTAGCAAATTTCTTACAAACTCATTATTATGGTGTAAAAAATTATCATATAGATATTGTTGCTACATCAGAAGAACAAGCGTTAAATTCATTTAATGTTGTTTATAACATGCTTGAAAATAATAAAATTATAATGAAAAAATACTTTTATTGGAATAAAACAGAGGTTATAAACAAAATCACTCATTCTATATTACGATATAATACTGCAAATGCAAAAACAAAAGACGGTAAACAAACAGGAATGATAATATTTAATGAGCTACATGCTTATGAAGATTATAAACAAATAAATGTGTATAGCTCTGGCTTAGGAAAGATAAAACATGCAAGAACAGTTACTATAACAACAAATGGAACTGTAAGAGATGGACCACTAGACGAAAAATTATCAATGTCAAAGCCTATATTAAATGGAGAAACAAACTTTCTAGGATTACTACCAATTATCTACAAAATAAACGACAAAAAAACTGTTGATATACCTATGAAAAAGTTTTTAGAAACTGGAAATAAAGAAGATATAGATATAACTGTATGGTGCCAGGCAAATCCAAGCTTAAGATATATGCCAATTCTAATGAACGAACTTATTAGAGATTATATTAAAATGCAAAAACAGAAATCATATAGAGTTGAGTTCTATGCAAAAAGAATGAATTTACCACAACAAGATGAAGAAATGACTGTAACAGAATGGGAATTAATTTTAAGAGCATCTTATAGTGATAAAGAAAAAGAAATCCCGCGAGAAACAGGAATGATAGCGGGAAGAACAGCAATTGTAGGAATAGATTTCGCATCTTTGAATGATTTTGCTAGTGCTGGTTTTTTATTTAAAAAAGATGGTGAATACATCTGGAGACAAAAAACTTGGATATGCTCAAAAAGTAAATTCTTTAATGATATTAAGTTTCCGTTTGACAATATAGGGCAAGCAGGATTTGAAGATTTTGAAATAACAAACAAAGAAAGCATAGATGCAAAAGAAATGATATTGTGGATATTGTCAGAAATGGTTAAATATAGCGTTAAAAAAATTGTACTTGATACATATAGATATAAGTTATTAGAACAGATATTTAAGGAAATGGGAATATCTGTAGAAACTAAACAAAATCCATATGGATTAGTAAGAATGATAAGATATCCTGCGAGTATTGCTGCAATAGTTGCACCGCGAATAGAAGTTGCTTTCGCAGAAGGTAAGATAAACATAGGAGATAGTGCAATAATGAGGTGGGCAATAAATAATACTTGTGTAAAAGAAGGAAAAGATGGAAATAAAAAATATGAAAAGATAGAACCAAAATTAAGAAAGAATGACCCTTTTATGGCATTTGTTGCTGCGATGAGCGTGCAAGAATTGCTAGACGAAGAGGTCATTTATGTATAAGGTGGTGAAAAAATGATATTAGATAAAATATTTAAAAATGAAAAAGGCGAATATATTTCTATTATTGATGCACTTTTTGGAAAAGACAATACAACAAATTATATATACACATTAGCAGAAGCACATGCGATAGACTTAATAGCAAAAACAATATCAAAATGTGAAATACAAACATTTGAAGAGAAGGACAGAAAAATACAAGAACAAAAAGGCGACTTATATTGGATATTGAATATACAACCTAATTATAATGAAAATGGCACGAGCTTTTTATATAAATTGGTTACTAGATTATTAGTCGATGGGTCTGCATTAATGATTATAAATCAATCACCAAAAAACAAATTGATTTATATAGCAGATAGTGGATTTGAGGTTAGTAACAAAGTATTTAAAGAAAAAATATTTTCAAACATTACTGTATCTGACAATGAGGGAAATTCACTAAATCTGACAAAGAATTATAGCTCAGACAATGCAATATACTTTTCATTAAATAACGAAGAACTTGCAAAAGCAAGTGAGCAATTTAAATTAAATACAGCTAAAATTTTAAAGGCTGCACAAAAAAGTTTTATTAGGGCAAATACAGCAAAATGGAGAATAAAATATCCAGGTGGGCAACCTACAATATTGGATATGGAAACTAAACAACCAGTAAGCTATGATAAATATAAAGAGAAAATAACAGAAGGTATATTTAGCGAAGAAGAATCTACTATATTGTTATCAGAAATTTTTGACCTAATAAATTTAAATGAAAATAACACCAAAAATCTAACGGATTATAAAGATACAGCAAAACAAATTTGTGATGCTGTAGCTCAAAAATGGAATATTCCGTTAGATATTTTTTATGGTAGTAAAACAGAAAAATCTAATGGAACAAATGATTTTATAACCTTTGCGGTAGACCCATATTTTGAAGTATTAGAAGATGGATTTAATATAGGTTTTGTAGGAAAAGAAAGTTATTTAAAAGGTGAATATGTAATGTTTAACAGACTTTCAATTCAACACAGAGATATATTTGATTCTGCAAATGGTATAGATAAATTAACAGGTGATGGATTTAGCAGAAATGAAATAAATAAGTTTTTAAGATTGCCACGAATAGATGAAGAGTGGGCAGATGAACACAATATAACTAAAAACTATGGGAAAGTGAAGGGAGGTGCGAAAGACGATGAATGACAATTATTTAAATTTTAGAAAAGTTGACGAGCAAACAACTGAATTATACATATATGGAAGCATCCGAAAAAAAGATTGGATTGACGGCTGGCTAGGAACTGGGAAAGAGAAAACAGATGCTTTTTCTTTGAAAGAAGCAATAGCACAGATTGATACATCTAATTTAGTTGTAAGAATAAATTCGTATGGAGGAGAAGTTGCAGAAGGTTTAGCAATTTATAGTCTATTATCTGATTTTAAAGGAAATTTAAAGACTATTGTAGATGGATTTGCTTGTAGTGCAGCGTCTGTTATTTTTATGGCAGGAAAAGAAAGAGTAGTACCAGAAAATGGACTGCTAATGATACACAATGCATGGAGCTATGCTGAAGGAGACTCAAATGCAATGAAAAAGATGGCAGAAGATTTAGAAAAAATTACTCAACCATCAGTAAATATTTATGTCAATAAAACTGGACTAACAGAAGAAAAAGTAAAAGAAATGATGGACAGAGAGAGTTGGATAACTTCTAAAGAAGCCTATGAATTAGGATTTTCTACTACTCAAACAAAGAACGAGCCTATGCAGGCTTTAGAGGCAAACTTTATATATAATTTAGTTATGCAGAATAAAGACTTACAAAATCAAATAGAAGAAAAAGCAAATAAAATGGCAGAAAATACTTCGCAAGAAGGAAACAAGGTTAATGAAGACGCATGGACGTCTTTTTTTAATATAAAAAAACAAGAAAAGGAAGGTAAAAAATATGAAATTTAATGAAGATAACATGAAAAAGGCTCAAGAAGAGGCTTTAAAAATTTTACAAAACGGAGAAGACAAGGCACAAGCTATAATTGATGCAATGGAAAAAATAAACGAAGTTCAATACAACGAAATTGCCAAAGAAATATTAGAAGAAAGTGAAAGAGCTAAAAGCGATAAAGAATATGCAAAAACTCTTAATTTAAGAACATTACCAAAAGAAGAAAAAGAATTTTTTGAAGCATTAAAAAATGACCCAAGACAAGCTATAACAGGAAAGCAAGTAGACATATTGCCAACAACATTTGTTGATGTAACTTTAGAAGATGTAAAAAAAGGAAGTGGATTATTAAAACACATAAACTTTGCACCAGCAAACGTAAAAAAATGGATAACTGCATCTAAAACAGGAGCATTTTCTTGGGGAGCACTAACAGATAAAATAAAAGGCGAATTAACAGCTAGTTTTGCAACTTTAGATATGGAAGTTTGTAAATTAACAGTTTATATGATACTTCCTAAATCAATTAGAGATTTAGCATTACCATTTGTTGAGAAATATTGCAGAGAAATATTAAAAGAACAATTAAACGATGGATTAGAATATGGAGCATTGCAAGGAAGCGGAAAAAATGAACCTGTTGGAATCTATAAACAAATTGCAAAAACAAATGAAGATGGAACACATCAAGATAAAGCAGTAAATACTGATTTAACATCATTTAGACCAAAAACTTTAGCAGGAGCAAAAAAATACTTAACTAAAAATGGTGTAAGAACAATAGATAAATTAATATTAGTTTGTCATCCAAACGATGAAGCTGATTATGTTGCACCAGCAATATATAACGATGAAGGTAAACTAATATCTTCATATAAAAACCTAGAAGTAGTAACTTGTTCAAACAACCCAACAGGCAAAGCTGCCCTATTCATTCCAGGAAAATACACAATGGGGTTAACAGGATTAGGAATTAAGGATTACGACCAAACATTAGCATTAGATGATGCTGACTTAATTATAGGAAAAGGTTATGCAAATGGTAGAGCATCTGACGACAATATTGCTTACATATTTGATGTAACAAAACTAGAGGAATATGTTCAAAAAGTTGCGGTTGTTGGAACAGTATCAACAGAAGAAGTAGTAGCAGGAGCTTAGAACTAAGCTCCTTTTAAATTAAAAAAAGGAGGAAATAAAAAATGGTTTATAAAGTAATCCATAAATTTAAAGATTTAAAAGATAATGATTACATCTACAAAGTAGGAGACATTTATCCTCACGAAGGCGTAAAAATTGAAGATGTTGCAAAAAGCAGAATAAAAGAATTATCTTCAAAGAAAAACAAAATAGGAGAAGTCTTGATTGAAGAAGAAAAAGAAACAACAGAAGAAAAAGATGAAACTAGCGAGGATAAAGAAGAATCTGTTGAAGAAGAAAAAGAAACAACAGAAGAATAGAGGTGTATTATGAACAATACACAAATAAGTGATTTAATTGAGGAAATAAGAGGAGAACAACATATTTCTCCTCTTGAAGAAGACAAAACTATTATAGGTTATATAAAAGAGGCAGAATTTGATATTAATGAAAATGTTGGAGCTAAAATTGAGTATGATGTTGATCTGAAAGCAAGAAGTCTATTGAAAAATTATGTATTATATTGTAGGTATAATAGATTAGCAGAATTTAAACAATTATATGCAGGAGAATATGCTTACCTTCAAACAAAATATTACAAACCTACCGACATATAATGACGGAAAATTTAGACTTTTTGAAATAAAACAGACCGAAACAACATATCCAGTAGAGTATTTAAAAGATACTGAAAAAGAATTTTGGTTTGAAGAATTATCAATATCAGACAAACTTCGTTTTGAAAGCGAAGAAAGAAAAAGAAAGCTCTCTTTAAAAATTAGAATACCTCAAATGAAAGAAATAACCTCTTTAAATGTTGTAAAAATAGGCAATGAATATCACAAAGTTTTTAATGCCTATCACTTTACTAATAATGATGGATTTAAGCAGACAGATTTAACTCTTGAGGAATATCCAAGAGTAAAATTGGAGGAAGATTTATGACAAAAAAAGAATTAGTTGAATTACTAGAAAAATTAAAGATACCTATAAAAGAAGGAACGCCGACCGATGAAATTATGGAAGACGAAGTTAGAGTTTGTTTTTGGGATTATTATTGGGAAGACCAAACGGCAAGTGGAAAAGATTATAATACTGTAGTTACTTATCAGATTTCTATAATAGCTGACAGACCAAGACATACGAAACTTTTGGAACTAAAGCATTTATTGAATGATATAGAGCTATTTCCTGCGATACAACACGAATATGATCCAGAAACAAGGCGTTGGCATTCATTTTTCTCACTAGAGGTATTAGAAAATGTCTAATGAAGTTTACGGATACAGTGGATTTGAGGCAATGTCTGAAATTTTGGAAAAATATATAGATGGTGCAGACAATGCAGTAGATGTATTAGAGACAGGTGCTAAAGAATTTGTTGGTGATTTGTTAAAACTTCCTAAACCAATTTCAAAAATTAGAAAATCAGGCTACACACACTTAATTAAGTGCTTTGCATATAAAAAGAAAAACAAAGAAGTAGAGGCAGGATGGGGCAAATATTATGGCCCAATACTTGAGCATGGAAGTGTAAAAATGAATGCTCAAGAACATCTATTCCCAGTATGGGATAGAAACAAAGAAAAGTATTATAAAAAAATGCTTACCAAGTTAGGAATAAAAACTTGGTAATTTTTTATTAAAGGAGGATTTTAAAATGGCAATTAATACAAAAAAACCTATGGTAAAAGAAACAGTAGGTGCATTATACTATGCATTCAATACACTAGATGCTTCTGGCAATTTCACAACAACATATGAAGAAAATGTTACAAAAAGCAATGTAGTAAAAAATATAGGAACTACAGAAAACTCTGAGGTAGCTGTGGTTAGAGCTTCAGGACAAGACTATACAACTGTAAATCAAAACGAAAGTATAGAGATGGCAGTAGAAGTAGTTGCTTTTGACCCAGAAGATTTAGCAAAAATGAGAGGAGATATTATAGGTGCAGCAGGATTAAACCGTTCTGGAAGAACAGCCACAAGACCTTTCTTTGCATTTGGAAAAGTTGTAAAAAAATTAGAAGGAAAATTTGAATTAGCTTGGTACCCTAAATGCCAATTAGTAGAAAATACAGATGATATCGCAACAAAAGAAGAGAGCTTTTCAGAGCAAAATGATACAGTAACTATAAAAGCTTATGCATATAATGACTTAGGAGATAAAAAAACATATGTAAACAATGAAATGTCAAAATTCCCAGAAGGATTAACAGAAGAACTATTCTTTGCAAAGCCAATTTTAGATGATGCAGGACTAGCTGCAGCAATTACACCAGGAACTTAAAAAAAACAAGGCTCTAAAATTGATTTAGAGCCTTTTCTAAAATTATTTAATATAAGAATATAGGAGAAAAATATGGAAATAGAATTAAAAAATGGAGAAAACCTAACTTTAGAAGTAACACCACTTTTATTAGAATATATCGAAGATTATGAAGGTGGAATTGAACAATTAAAAAAAGATGCACAAGGTAATAAAGATAAAAATGGTTATACAAAATCAATGTATGCGACAAATCATATTTTATATTCAATTATAGCATCTAATTATGATGAACCATTAACATATAGACAAGCGGTGAGACTTGTGAAATTAGAAGATGTAGAACCAATAGTTGATTTTGTAATAAAAAACACACCAGAAGTTTCTAAAACAAGTAATATAAATAATTCTAAACATCGTTTGTAGAAAAATGTCGAAAATTGCGACACATTTTTCTTGTGATATTTTGTAGAATAATGTAAAATATTCTCAAGGGAGGGAGTCGATGAAAGAATTAATTAAAAAATGGTGGTTTTGGATAATTATATTAATTATTATTATTACGATTAGTTTTACAGGAATAATGTGTATGGCGTTTAATGTAATAAAAGGAGAAGTTGCAGATTTAGCAAAAGAAATTCAAAATATATATCCTGATGCAACACTATATTCTTCCGCAGGGAGAAATACTTTGGTATTAGAATTATTAAATTATGATAATGAGAGAGATGCTACTAAACAAGAAGAAATTATTAATATAATAAAATCAAAAAAAGGTAATGGAGAATTAGAAGAATTTACAAAAATCATAACTCTAACTTTTATCAATAGTGGTGGAAAATCAAATGCATTGTTAAGTAAAACAACAATAAATTTAAAAGAATTTACAATAGAGAGTCAAGAATCATATATTTTATATAAAGAATATGAAGAATTATTTAATAAATATAGCAATGCTATGGAAGGATATACAAATTTATTTAATTCAATATATTAGAATAATATTTTTATTAGGCACTAGAATTAACTAGTGCTTTTATTATGCTTAAAAAAGAGGTGAAAAAAAGTGGGAAGTAATGATTTAAAAAGAGTAGGGCTTATATTTACAGAAGAAGGAGCAAAAGATTTTAAGAAAACTCTTCAAGATATAAATATAGAAATGAACAAGAATTATAATCAATTTAAGCTAACACAATCACAATGGGATAATTCTACTAAATCAACAGAGAAATTAAAAGCACAACAAGAATATTTAACTAATGCTTATGAGATTCAGTCAGATAAAGTTAATGTTTTAAAAATGCAATTAGCTGATTTAGAAAATGCAGAAAATAAAAATATAGCAGCTATAAAAAAGAAACAAAATGAATTAACTAATGCAGAAATTAAACTAAAAAATTATGAGAGTAAATTAAAAGATGTTCAAACACAACTTACAAATACAGGTAAAAAACTTGAAGAATGGGGAGAAAAAGTTGAAAAATCAGGAAAGAAAATAGAAAACGCAGGCGAAAAGTTGTCTGCGTTTTCTGCTGCAAGTATATCAGCCTTAACTTTAAGTGCTAAGAGTGCAATAGATTTTGAAGATGCTTTTGCAGGAGTAGAAAAGACAGTTGATGGAACGAAAGAACAGATGGAAGAGTTAAAACAGGGCATTAGGGACATGGCAAAAGAAATACCTTCTTCTACAACAGAAATATCTGCAGTAGCAGAAGCGGCAGGACAATTAGGAATAAAAACTGAAGATATTTTATCATTTACAAGAGTAATGATTGACTTGGGAAATTCTACTAATTTATCTGCTGAAGAAGCGGCATTATCTTTAGCAAAATTTGCAAATATAACAAAAATGTCTGCAAAAGATTATGACAAGTTAGGAGCTACTATCGTTGATTTAGGAAACAATTTTAAAACAACAGAAGCGGATATAGTAGCTATGGCACAAAATTTAGCTTCAGCAGGTACTCAGGTAGGAATGTCACAATCAGATATTTTATCTTTAGCAACAGCTTTAAGCTCTGTAGGATTAGAAGCACAAGCAGGAGGGACAGCTTTTAGCAAGGCGTTAATTAACATGCAATTAGCTGTTGAAACGAATAGTAAAAGCTTAAAAGATTGGGCAGATGTTGCAGGAATGAGTGTTGATGATTTTTCAAAATTATTCAAAGAAGATGCTACAAAAGCATTGCAGGCATTTATAGAAGGACTTTCAAAATGTGGTGGAGAAACAAAATCAGCAATAAAAGTTTTGGATGATATGGGAATTACTGAAACAAGAATGAGAGATGCTTTATTAAGATCTGCAAATGCTAGCGAAACTTTTACAGATGCGATTAAAACAGGAAACAAGGCCTGGCAAGATAATACAGCTTTAACAAATGAAGCAAATAAAAGATATGCCACTCTAAAAAGCAAAATAAAAATGGCAATTAGTAAATTAAAAGATATAGCTATTACGCTAGGAGACAAACTGATGCCAAGCATTGAAAAAGTAATAGAAGGACTTGGAAAATGGATTGATAAGTTTAGTACATTGTCAGATAAACAAGTAGATATGATAGTAAAAATAGGACTTATTGTTGCGGCAATAGGACCTTTGGTTACGATAATTGGAAAAGTAACATCAGTAATAGGTGGAACAATAAAAGGAATAGGGACTTTTACTCAAGCAATAGGAGTAGCAAGAGGCAAAATAGCATCTACATCTGAAGCAGTTAATGGATTGGCAAAAGTGTTTACTGTAGTAACGAGCCCAGTGGGATTAGCATGTACAGCAATAGGACTAGCTGTTGCGGGAATTGCTATTGCTGTTAATGAAAGTCAAAAGAAAACTAAGGAAGCTTTCGAAAATATGAGCGAAGGGGTATCAGATTTTTATAATGGTTTAAAGAGTGCGGAGGGATATTTAAACAGTTTTAATACAACGATGTTTGCAACTAATGAAGAACAACAAAAATTACAAACGCAAATGGATGAAGTGCAAAAAGGAATAACTGATATTTGCAAAACTGCATCAGATGAACGTAGAGGGTATACACAAGAAGAAATAACTCAATTAGATGAATATTTTAAAAAATTGAGAGAGCTAAAGGACAGAGAGATACAAATTCAACAACAAATTGCAGGAGCTATAACTCAACAAGCAGTAACAAATGCAGAAACTTTTCAAGGCAGTTTAGATGAGTACAAAGTACAATCACAAGAATGGATTGCAACAGCACAAAAACAGTCAGAACAAACAAAACAACTTATAGAGCAAGGAACAATAGAAGAAGTTGCTTTATTAAATCAAAAATATGGAGAACAAGCAACAATGCAAAATGAGGCTTATGCTACTGAATATAATAATATAATGGCACAAAAACAAGCAAAAATAGATGTAGCAAATGAAGAAGTAGCAAAGATTAGTGAAGCATATGCAAATGGATATTTAGAAAGAGCAAGTCAAAATGATGGGTTTTATACTAAATTACAGGAATACAATAAAAAGATAGAAGAAGAAAACAATAGACATAACGATGTGATTCAAAATATTGAAGATGGAAATTTTAATAAAATATTAGGAATAAAAAAAAGTAAAGAAAGTGAAGCATGGAAACATTACGAAAACCAAAAAAAGATTTGGGAAGAAATGTACAAGAATATGTCTGAAGAGCAGGCAAAAGAACTTGGTGTTTGGTTGGAGCAAGTGGCACAGACAGAAATGTATGGTGGAAAAATTAGTGATGAAACTCAAAAAATGGTTAATTTTATCATGGACAGTTATGATAACATGCCAGATGATACTAAAAAAGTAATGAAGCGAACTATGGAAGGTATGCTAAATGGTATGAAAGATGAGGAACCATCATTATTTGCAAAAGCGAAAGGAATTGCAGATGGAATATTGAACCGATTAAGAAAAGCTTTTGACATTCATTCTCCGTCAAGGAAAACAAGAGCAATATTTAAAAATGTGATGAAGCGGAATGGAAAAAGGAATAGAAACAGAAGAAAGTAATTTATACAAGCAAACGGATAAAGTAGCTGAGCATGTATTGGATTCTCTGGATTCAATTAATTCTGATGTTAATCTTAAATTCAAACGTACTGGAGATCTTAGCGCGAATATAGACTATAATAAATTATTTAATATATTGTATTCTGCTTTCATTAAAGCGTTAAATTCTTGTAAATTAACATTAGATGAAGATGGTTTTGCAAGGATAGTTAAAAATGAATTATACGAGGTGCTATAATGTTTAAATTTAAAGGAATATCAAATACAGATATGCAAGTTGTAATTGAAGAAGAAGAACATTTCTTAGCTAAAGCTTCACAGAAATATGAAGTTACAGAAATAGAAGGAAGAGATGGTGCTATTTTTGATGAATTAGGTTATTCTTATATTGAAAGACCTATTTATGTGCAATGTTTGAATCCTAACAAACTTGACGATATCCTTGCGTGGCTAGATGGTGAGGGAGAGTTAGAATATAAAGGAAGAAAAACGAAAGCAAGATTTTATGCGGAATTAGAACCAAAAAGGACAGCAGGAATCAAAATTATTGATACTAATTTTATCAGAGCTCCATTTTGGGAGAAAGCTGATGATAATTATATAGTAGTTACAAATAATGTTCAAAACGAAGGAAATAAAACAAGCAGACCTATAATAAGAATTGAAAAAGGTTCAAGTGATAGTATTGAATTAACTTTAGGTGGTGTTAGGTTTAAATATACGTTTAGCGAAAATGATACTTATGTAGAAATAGATTGTGAAGAAAAAACAGTTGTATATGAAGGCCTTAATAGAAGCAGAAATCTTGAAATGGGATACAAATACCCAAAATTAGAAGTAGGAAACAATGCAATCGTAATACATAGTGGCTCAGCTACTGTCAAAATAAAAAGAAAGGACAGATGGCTATGATTAAAATATTTAATGCAACTGATACAGATTTTAAAACAGCAGGAAACATTATTATTAATCCTTTATATTGTCATGAAATTAAGAAAAAGTCTTTAAATGGATGGTATATTGAAGTAGAAATCCCAATTAAATATAAAGAGTATATAGAAGCCGATAAGCTATGTGTAGTAAAAACAAAATCCAAATTAAAACCACAAGCATTTAGAATAAATGATAGCATAACATATACGAATAGAAAAATAAAATTCACAGCTGAACATGTAATGTTTGATAGTAGAAGATATGTACTTTTAGATGTAAGACCAACTAATTTAAATGGCCAGAATGGGTTAAAATATGTTAATGAAAGGACTGATAAAACCAGTCCTTTTTCTATTGACTCAAATGTTGAAAACGTAAGTACAGCATATTTCATAAGAAAAACTTTATTAGAATCTTGGCAAGTATTTGAAGAACGATGGGGAGGAGTATTTGAAGCAGACAACTGGGATATTAGTTTTAAACAAAGCATAGGAAAAGATAATGGCGAAACTATTGTTTACGGTAAAAATATGCAGGGATTTGAGATCTTTGAGGACTGGTCTAATGTATGCACAAAAATTTTACCAGTTGGATATGATGGACTTTTATTGCCTGAAATATATTTAGAAAGCGAAACACAATACGAAATATCGTATACAAAAATAATAGATTTTCAAACAGATTTAGAAGCGGAAGAACAAACAGAAACTAATTTATTGTTAGAGTTAAGAAACAATGCAATCAAATATTTAGAAGAAAATTGTGTTCCTAAAGTTAGTTATACAGTAAATTCAAATGTAAATAATGATTTAGAAATTGGGGACACAATAAAAGTTTTACATCCTTTTGTAAATATTTTTACAGAGGTTTTAGAGTATGAATATGATTTGATTTCTGAAAAAGTGAAGTCATTGACTTTTGGAAATTACACAAGAGATGTCAAAACAAAATTTAACAATATAAAAAATACTATTGAAACAATTAAACAAACAGTATCAAAACAAGAGATAACTATAAAAGAACAAACAAATTTGATTAATTCTCTAAATAAAAATGGATATGTTTATATAGATGATAATGAAATTTTAATACTAGATAAACTTCCAAAAGAACAGGCTAAAAATGTCTGGAGGTTTGGATTAGGAGGTATAGGATTTAGTTCAAAAGGATATGAAGGACCTTTCGAAACAGCTATTACAATGGATGGGCAAATAAATGCTAAATTTATCACAACAGGGACAATAGCTGTAGCAAGAATAGAGGGTTTGGCTAACTTTATAACTGAAACGAGTTCGTCAATAACCAAAATTGAATTAGAACAAGGAAGAATAACTAGTAAAGTATCATCAGTAGAGCAATCAGTAGAGAACATAACAAAAATAGAAGGTACAGCAGAAGGAAAGAACATATATATAGATGATGCATCTGCGGAACCATTAATAGATATAATGCTAGAGGGCGAGAGCCGACAGGCAACGAGGAGTGGGAAGAACTTACTTGATAATACTGCGACGACAAAAATATCAAACGGAATAACATTTACTGTGAATAGCGATGGAACAGTTTTAGTAGATGGTACAAATGATACCTCTGCTAACAGCAGTTTGGTTATCAATAGATATGATTTAAGCCCAGGAACATATATTCTGAACGGCTGTCCGAGTGGTGGTGCTAGTAATACTTATAGATTAGCTATCCAAGAGACAGGTAGTTATAGTATTTTAGGTTCTATAGATATTGGCAATGGCAGTAGAGAATTTACAATAGATACTACAACAAGCGTTCAAATAGCTATATTTATTCAGAAAGGCTTAACGATAAATAATTTATTATTTAAACCAATGTTACGAGAAGCAACAATAGCTGATGACACATATGAACAATATGGAGCAAGCCCTAGCCCAGATTATCGAAGCAAAATAGAGAATTTGGAGGGAGAAAATATTTGTCCTTCTTTGAATACAACAAGAACAATAAATGGAGTAACGTTTACAAAAAACAAAGACGGTTCAATAACAATGAATGGAACTGCAACAGCAAAAACAACGTACCCAATTAACGTAAATACTACTACGACTACAAGGACAGTATTGTTGAAAGCAAATTCAAAATACAGAATGTTATCAAGTTATGAGAGCGGAAAATATACAACACAGGTATTCTATTTAAAAAATAATGTTATGACATATTCCTCTTCTTTGATAGAAACAGTAGAAGAAACAAAAGTTGGTATGTATATTAGAGTATATAAAGATGCGGTATTAGACAATGTAACAATATATCCACAAATTACAAAAGGTGAAGAATATAAACCGTATGTGCCATATAATTCTTTAGGTTTCTTAGACATAGGAGAAAATTTAATTAAAGCCAGAGAATATTCGGCAACAGTTAACAATGTAGAACGTTCAATAACAAATGGATTAGTAAAACTTAATGGAACAATGGGGGAAGCGGCTGTAGGTTCTAATGCGTTTTCTATAATAGGTAATTGGACGGCAAATTATTCAGCATATGATACTAGTATCGAATATATAAAATTAAAAGCAGGAACATACACTTTAAGTATCCATAACGTAAAAGGAAGTTGTACGGAAGGTTCGCTAGCATTAGTTGCAGGAAATACAAATCCTAAAAAGACTAAAGCGAAGATACAATTGAAAAATGAAACAAGTAAAACATTTACATTAGAAGAAGAAAGCATTTGTAGAATATCTGTTGAGTATAATGTTGGTTGTACTTTTAATAATTTTGAATTTAATGTAATGCTAAATAAAGGTTCACAAGCTCCATACATTCCATATCAAGAACAAGCAGAGTACTTCCCACTATCAGAAGGGCAAAAGCTATATAAAGGTAGTTATCTAGCTGATGACGGAACACATCATAAGAGAAAACAAATTGTGCTGGATGGAAGTGATAATAGGGCTTGGTACATGGACACGCAATCAGAGACTAGCACAGATTATTTTTATACGAGAACAGTAGGTATAACAACAGAAAATATAAACAGTGTAATTTGTAGTCACTTAAAAAAAGGTTCACGAAGTAGACAAGGGTTCTGGGCAACAACAGTTTTTTGTATAACGATGAATAAGACTGTAACAGGAATTATTTCGAGTGATACTAAAGCTCAGAGAATAACTAAGTTTAAAACTTGGTTAGCAACTCAATACGCAAATGGCACACCAGTAATTGTAGAATACGAGCCAGCTGAAGAAGAAATAGTACCTTACACAGAAACACAGCAAGAAGCGTGGGAGAAATTAAGGCATTTTACATTATTTAGAGGTATTAATAATATAACAAGTACAGCAAATGCGAAAATCACATATGTTAGAGATAATGGGTTAAGCGACACATACGAAACCAAACGAAACGTAAAAGAAAATCACTACACAAAAAGTGAAACAGACTCACAAATAAGTCAAACAGCAGACTCAATCAAAGAGTCAGTCAAAGCAATAAACGAACAAACACAAGAAAAGCTTGCAACATTGGAGCTAGCCAATCAAAGTTTAGAATTTGCAACTAAAAGAACCGGTGGAAACAATTTAATTAGAAATAGTGCAATGATTAATGATAATAATTTCTGGCTAGCACACGCTAAATATCCATATCAAGAGTCAGATACACCACCTGACAATCCTACTGAAGGAGCATACTGGTATTGTACTGCCAATAGTGGAAGTTACATAGAAAATCAAATGTATGTGTACAACAGTAGTGGTTGGCAAGTATCAGAACTCTCAAGAAAATCATTGTTAAGTGCTCAAAACTACTTCGCTTATACAACTTCTAACGAATATTGGGCAAATGGCAGAAATGCTAATGAAAATACACTGAGTGGACGAGTTATTAAACTTGATGGAAGACAAGACTATACAGTATCACATATATTCAATATCACAGAACCTATTACATTGAATCAAAATGAAAACAAAATGGCAATATCATACTTTATCAAAAACAGTATAGTACAAGGAAATGTCTGCGTAGGATTAATGTTCCTTAATGAGGCAGATTTTACAGAGGTAGAAAAACCGTATTCGTTGTATGAGCCTGGTATTATACTGACACCAGATGATTTAAAAGATTTAACTAAAATAGAGCAAATAATCGAAATACCTAAGAAATCAGATTTTATTCCTGTAGTTGTAAGTAACACAGCACCTACAGATACAACTAAGAATTGGTTAGATACAACGATATACTTAGTTAAAAAATATAACTCGCAAACATCACAGTGGGAAATATTAGATACAAAAATGTCATTATATAACGAGAGTTCAAGAGAAGTTTGGACTTATAGATATTTCTATGGGTTCTACTATCAAACACCAATAATATACGATACAGCAGAAATCAAGAGTTGCTATGTGGCATTAACATTTTATCCTGCATTCGCAGTTTATACAGGAAATGTAGAGCCTACACCTTACAAAGGGTTATATTGGAATAATAAAACAACAAATCTAGTTAAGAGAGCAAAATACAATGATACCACCTTTGTAGAGTGGGAAACACTCGATATTCCAAGTAGTTTATTGCCGACTGGTGCAAGTTTAGGGGTTGAGCTATTTGATTACATAGTGCCAATTAAAGGATTCGTCGAAATTGCTGATTTAAAGCTTGAATATAACACTATGTGTACTCAATGGACTCAATTTCCTGGGGAAGTTTATGGCAAGAATTATAAAATGGACGAAAAAGGATTTTGGATTCAAGCAAATCAAAACACTATGTTTATAGATGAGGACGAAATCCTAGCAACATATAAAGGAATAAATATATTCCAAATTAATAAAGATTTAGCATATTTCTACAAAATACAAGCTACAGAGAGTATAGAAATAGGAAACTATTTCTTGAAAACTCAACAAATTAATTCAAAGAATATGCTGTTACTTTATTAGAAAGGAGAGCATATGGCAGTATCAAGTAATATATCAATAACACAAAACTCACAGAATATAGCAAACAATAAAACTAATATAACTGTTAGAGTACAAGTAACAACAACGGGAGGCTCATATAATGGATATTCTAAACCAGGTATTTGTACAATAGACGGAACACCATACGATTTTAGTCATAATATACCTCAAAATTCAACCACAACAATCTTTGAAAAGACATTAGACGTAACGCACGACAGTAACGGAGAGAAAACCGTTTATGCTAGTTTTTCATTCCAAACAGGTATATCAGCAGGAACAATAACTGGGTCAACATCCAAAAAATTAACGACAATTCCTAGAACTTCCGAAGTAAGTTTAAGTAAAAAGAATTTCAATATTGGCGAAACTATAACAATATATACTAACCGCAAAAGTGCTAGTTTCACGCATACAGCAGTTATCAAATTCAATGGACAAACAGTTAGAACACAAACAGGGATAGATGCTTCATATAGTTGTAATACAAATGAATTATTTGCTAAAATTCCAAATCAAAATCAGGCTAATGGTACAGTGGAACTTACAACTTATAGTGGTGGTACTAGAATAGGAACAAGTGCAGTTAATTTTACAGGCTATGTAGTAAATAGCGACCCAGTATTTAATAATTTTGATTGCGAAGATACTAATCCAATAACTAAAGCTTTAACTGGAAGTTTAACGGAAAGTAATCAAAAGTACATAAGAAAGTATAGTAATCTAAAAGTAACAATAACAAGTGCAAATAAGATGACTACCCAAAACAGTGCTACACCTAAATATTACAATATTGTGGTTGGCAACAAAAGCGAAAACTTAGATTATTCAACATCAGAAATTTCAAAAACTATAAATAATATGGACGACAATACAGTAACAGTTTTTGCCGTTGATAGCAGAGGAAACCAAAAAGACAAAACAAAAGCATTAGATATTGTTGAATATTCCGAAACTGTTTTACAAAGTGTTAAAATTGAAAGAAAAGAAGGTGTAGGGGAAACAGTCTTAATAAGTTTATCTGGCAAATATGCAAATATTAATTTTGGAGCCAAAGCCAACACAGTCAAAAGCATTCAATTTCGAAAAAAGAGCAAGACAGAGAACGAATTTGGAAGTTGGGTTGAAATAAAGCAATTGGTTACAATAAACACCGAAAACGGCACATTTAGCTGTGACTCAAAAGAAATTACAGGACAAACCTTCACTTTAGGTACAGAGTATGATATAGAAGTTCAAGTTAAAGATGAATTGAGTTCAGACACAGAACCAGTATCTCTTAATAGCGGAAAAGTGCTACTTTCAGCACTAAAGAATAAAGGAATTAGTATTGGGGGAATTTATAATGAAAAATTAGGAGGACCATTACAACTAGACAACAAGAACGTTATAGATTGGATAAATGGTAAGCAGGATAAACAAAAACATATTCTAAAAGCCATTCTTGCTGATGATAATACGACAATAACATCTTCTAAAGACTACGACGCTATATTAGTACCTCTAAAACAATACATTAAGATGGGAAACAAATTAAGTTTTAGTAATGGAAAAATTGTTATTGGTTCGGGTGTAAATTATATTAGAATATCTGCTCAAGTTATGATGTCATATATTCCAAGTTCTTTAAGAATAATGGGATTAGCAGTTTATATAACGAATAGTCAAGTTTATACAAATTATGGAATCAGAACTTCATCGGATTTTCTAACATATAATGCACCAGGAATGATATTCCCTGTTAAAGCAGGAGATACAGTATCAATTCACGTATATATTGAACCATCGGAAACAAGTGTCAAACTAAGAAAATACTCACAAAGCACTTTCCTACAAGTTGAAGTAATAGAGTAGGAGGTGAGAAGATGCAAGATAACATAATAATGTCATTTCTAGGTTTTATTATAACTATGATTCCGATTTTTACTGTAATTGTAAAGCTCAATAATACAATAACAAAATTGAATATAACAATTCAAGTTCTTTCGGAGCAGATGCAAAAAGGTCAAGAAGATAGAACCAAGATACATAATCAGCTTAATAACCACGAAACAAGAATATCAATTTTGGAAAATGAAAGGAGGGAAAGATAAATGGATTTATCAGTATTAACACAATATTTAAGTATAGTAGTTGTTGGAATATGCCTTTGTGTAGGTTTTGTTATAAAAAATAGTCTTGATTTTATACCAAACAAGTACATACCATTAATCATGCTAATATTAGGTTTAGCAATTAATGTATTAATGAACCTAAATGGGATAAATGCAGAAGTAATACTAACGGGAATGTTTAGTGGACTAGCTTCTACAGGTCTATACGAAATGTTTAAAAATTTAATATACAAGGAGGAAAAATAAATGAAGATAGTAGAAAATAATTTTAAGTTTGGTACAATGGACATAAGAAATACAACAGAGCAAATCGTGTGTCATCACAGTGGAGTAACTGTTTTACAAAGTGTAGAAGTAATACATAATTATCATAAAAATACAAAAGGTTGGGCAGGAATTGGGTATCATTTTTATATTAGAAAAGATGGTTCTATATATAGAGGACGTCCAGAGAATACAGTAGGTGCACATGCGGTAGGAG